CAACAGTACATTAGGTAATTGGATCGAACTAGACAAAACAGACCAAACTACCGAAAATGGTGTACTATTTGCAGATGCACGTTGGACAGATGCAGGTACAAACGCAGGTGCAGATGCATCAACAATCGAAGAATTGCTAGTAAGCGATCACCTAGATCCAGATGCTCCAGATCCAGCACTATATCCAAAAGGTATGTTACTATGGAACCTACGTAGAAGCGGCTTTAACGTGAAGCGTTTTGAGCGTAACTACATTGATACATCAGGCGACAATCCTCGTGCAGGAGACGAAGCAATGGCTGATTACTATCCACACCGTTGGGTAACTGAGTCAGCAAACAATGTTGATGGTTCAGGTAGCTTTGGACGCAATGCACAACGTAAAGTAGTTATACAAGCACTACAAGCACTGGTTAACAGCAACGAAGACATTCGTGACAACGAAACACGTTTGTTTAACTTGATGGCAACACCAGGTTACCCAGAACTAATTGGTGAAATGATTAGCTTAAACTACGATAGAGGACTAACAGCATTTGTTGTAGGTGACTCACCTGCAAGACTAACACCAGATGCAACTTCACTAAATGAATGGGCAACCAACGTTAACACTGTTGTAGAAGATAACGACGACGGTCTAGTAAGCCGCGACGAGTACATGGGTGTTTACTATCCATGGGGTTACTCAAGTGATAACATTGGTAACAACATTGTTGTTCCTCCGAGTCACATGGTACTACGCACTATTGCACTTAACGACCAAGTTGCTTATCCATGGTTTGCACCAGCAGGTACAAGACGTGGCGGTGTTACTAACGCTACAGCAACAGGTTACATTAATGCAGAAGGCGAATTTGTAAGTGTTGCTCTTAACGAAGGTCAAAGAGATACACTATATCAAAACAACGTTAACCCAATTACATTCCTAACAGGTGCAGGACTTGTTGTATTTGGTCAAAAGACTAGAGCAAGAAATGCAAGTGCATTGGATCGTGTAAACGTTGCAAGACTTGTTGTATATCTACGTAGCCAGCTAAACAGTCTAGCAAAACCATACTTGTTTGAACCAAACGATAAAATCACACGTGATGAAATCAAACAGCAAGTTGAGAGCTTGATGGTTGAACTAGTTGGACTAAGAGCATTGTACGACTTCTTAGTTGTATGTGATGAATCAAACAATACACCGGCAAGAATTGATAGAAACGAACTATATGTTGATATTGCAATCGAACCAGTTAAAGCAGTTGAATTCATTTACATTCCACTACGTATTAAAAACACAGGCGAGATATCAGGTCTATAATATCATAAATGTGGGGGGTTGAAACAGATCCCCCACAAAATGATAAATACTTGTGAATAGGAGAATATATAGATGGCAATCTCAACATTAACAAATATTTCGGTTCCATTATCAAACGATAATAGTGCAAACAACCAAGGTCTACTAATGCCGAAGCTGCAATATCGCTTCCGTGTATTACTAGAAGGTTTTGGTGTTTCAAACGAAACTCAAGAATTAACAAAACAAGTTATTGACGTAACTCGTCCAAATGTTAGTTTTGAACAAACTGAAATTCATGTTTACAACAGTAAAGTACGTTTAGCTGGTAAGCATGATTGGCAAGACATTTCATTGAACTTGCGTGATGACGTTAACGGTTCTGTATCAAAACTAGTTGGCGAACAATTACAGAAACAATTTGATTTTTACGAACAAGCAAGTGCAGCTAGTGGCTTGGATTACAAGTTTACTACACGCATTGAAATGCTAGACGGTGGTAATGGTATACATACACCAACAGTATTAGAAACATGGGAAATATATGGTTGTTACCTAAACTCAGTAAACTACGGTTCGATGAGCTATAGCACTAGTGATCCTGTACAAATTGAACTTTCAATTAGATACGATAACGCATTACAAAAACCAGATAATTCTGGTATCGGATCAAACGTACCACGTAACCAAAGTACATTTACTACAGGCGGCGGTGCTTAATTATATTTGAGAGATTGCTTTGTAAAACTAACAAGGAGTCATCGGCTCCTTGTTTTTTTATAAACTACGTAGTTTATTATCCAGGATAAATACATTATGAGCTGGAACAACGGATATAGAAATAACAATAATTTATACAATAGTAGTAAAGGTCAATTGGCTGACTTTTCCCATGCCAGTGAACTTTACATTAAAAACAACTATAGGTTAACTCCTAATAGTAAATTTTTATATCACTGTGTTTTTAATGTTAATCAAGCTGCACTAGCAAAAGTTGGTATTGGGTTAAGAAACTATCTTAACGGCACTGAAATCAACATGCTATGCAAAAGTGCAGAACTACCTAGTTTTAATATTAGTACTGATACAAAAAATCAGTATAATAGAAAAAAAATTGTACAAACTAAGCTAAGTCACAATCCTGTAAGATTTAGATTCCATGACGATAGAGCAGGAGTTATACTAGCATTATGGGAAGCATATTATAGATATTACTATAAAGATCCTAACTATGCCAAATACACAGCAGGAAATCAACCAGACAATGTAACTTTTCAACAGTGGTCAAACCTTGATACTTACGAAGTAGGTACACAATATCGTTATGGTTTTGATACAGGAAAAAAAGACAACGTACCATTTTTTAACAGCATTACAATAAATGTATTATCAGGCAGAGATGGCCGTAGTATACATACAAGTTACACACTTATTAATCCAGTAATAACGGCTTGGGATTCAGATGAAGTAAGCCAAGAATCGTCAGACTTTATGGAAGCTACAATGGGCGTTGAATACGAATCTGTTGTATATAACAGAGGTAACACAACAAGAGATAACCCTGCAGGCTTTGCTGATCCGTCGCACTATGACACTACACCAAGTCCATTGTATAATCCTAATCAAGATAATTTATACCCGTATCTTACACCATGGGGGAAAGTTTTTGAAGATATAGTTAATGGTGATGTAGGATTAGATACAGTATTACAAGTTATATTAAATTTACAAAACAGTGAATTTGCTACAGCAAACAATTCAGTTCCAGCAGTTAGTAACAATAGTTTAGGTTTTAGTATTCCAAAAAATACAAATTTAAATTTTGGAAACCAAGTTGTACAGAACAATTTAACCGCTTCGCCTACTGTGTCAAAAGCTGACTTAGTAAATAGTTTAACAAATAATCCGGCTGCATTGAACAACTATGCATTTTTAACTGAATTTTCACCAGGTGCAAATGGTGGATTCAACGAAAGAAGAGCAGAATGGGACGCACTGCCAGCTGGTACTAAAGCTGCATTTGAACAAAATGCACTAAACAAACTAAGGTAATAATCATGGCTGAAGAAGATATTAGTACGTCAATTAAAGAATTTTTTGATAGAAATCTAAATGACAAAATTTCATTTAGTTCTAACCAAGTAGACAGTGTAGTTGGATTTTTTAAAAAACGTGGGTTTGATGATGTAGCAGCAACAAATGTAGCAAGTGTTATATTGCAACAAGCCAAAAGAGACAATACTAGTGTTTTTAAAATTGTTGATACATTAAAAGGATTAACAGAAATTCAACTTAGTAATTTAGTTGCAACAATTTTAAATAACAACAGAAGTAAAATTAGCAACATAGGTTTTGCACAAATATCATCTACAGAAACCAAAGATTCGAGAAACGTTAAACTGTAATGGCACATTTTGCACAAGGAAAATATGCATTAAAGAATCCTGAAAAATACATAGGAGGAAGAACACCTACCTATCGTAGTAGTTGGGAGTTTGCATTTATGCGTTTTTGTGATTTAAATGAAAACATATCAAAATGGGCAAGCGAAGCAGTACGCATTCCATACAGACATCCTTTTACAGGAAAGTTTACAATATATGTTCCAGACTTTTTTATTGTGTACACAGACAAAAAAGGCAAAGAACATGTTGAACTTATTGAAGTAAAACCAAGTAATCAAACCTTCAAAGAAAATCTAGGACGTAGCAAAGCAAATCAAGCACACTACGTTATCAATCAAGCCAAATGGCAAGCAGCAAGAGCATATAGCAAACAAAAAGGAATCACCTTCAGAGTAATAAATGAAGGAGATATTTTCCACCAAGGAAAACGTAGATAAATAATAGTAGTATATAACGGAAAGCTACTATGACTAAAAAATTAGAAGAAATGTTAAACTTGCCCGACAACGAAGACATTGTCGAAAATTCTAAATCTAAAAAAGAAACTGCTATCATAGAGCAGGAAGATACATTCAGAGATATTGCTGAATTTGATAAAATAGCCAGTGCATTGCCAGCTGTAAAAGGGCTTGGAGAATTAGCAGACAAAGAATTAAACGAAGTTGCTGATAAAGCTATGCAAGCATACGAGGAACTAATGGATCTTGGTATGAACGTAGAAAGTCGTTATAGTGGTAGAGTTTTTGAAGTAGCAGGCGGCATGTTAAAAACATCGTTGGATGCTAAAGTTGCTAAATTAGATAAAAAACTTAAAATGGTAGAACTACAACTTAAAAAAGAAAAAATGGACAGAGATGCAGGCCAAGGTGACGGCGACTTTGTCAACGGTGAAGGGTATGTAGTAACGGACAGAAATAGCTTGCTGGAACGCCTTAAAGGCATGAATAATGATAAATAATACAAATAGGATCCATTGCAATGAAAAAATTTACAGATTATTTAACTGAGTCTAAAAAGACTTATGAATTTAAAATAGGTATAGCAGGTGAACTGCCGGAAGGATTTGACAATAGTCTCGAAACTGCACTACAGAAGTTTGGACTTGTTAAAGTAACTGCTGGCAAAAAAACACCAATACAAGAACGTCCACTAGACTTTCCACAGTTAGAAAATACAGAAGTTACTTATTGGGAAGCTGAGGTTTCATATCCTACTACTCCATTAGCATTGCAAGAGTATTTGGGTCATTGCTGTGATGTTCCGAGATATAATGTAATTGTACGTAATCCTAACGAACCGCAAGAGCTTTATCAAGAAGAAAAAGAAGAAACAGAATATGAAGTTAAGCTAACCAAAGAAGAAATGGAAGGCGAATCAGCACAAGATAAAGTTGGTGGCAATCATGTAATGGATCTATTAAAAGAATTAGAAGCTGCACGTAAAGAACGTGCAAATGATTATATCGGCGATGCTCCTGTGGGAGAAAGTAAAGATATCAGCGATACTGAAAACTCAAAAAGTGTTGTAGGAGGCTAATATGAAAATCTTCGAGGTCACTAGTAGAACTAAAAAAATAATCAATGAAATCACAGCTGAAGATTTGTTAGCAGGTCTTAGAGATCGTTTAACCAGTAGAAATTATGATCGTACCGTAAGTTGGATCGAAGATGACTATAATAACTTTGCAACACAAGAAGATGTTGATCGCTTTCTACAAGACGCTGCAGAATCTCATGACAACTTTTTTCAAATGCCGTATGCTCGTGCTGCTAGAGAAGCATTATTTGCTGTAAATGTTAGTGCAGGTCGAGTTGAAGATACAGGCGAAGAGCCAATTGTACCATTAGATACAGTAACAGACGATCCTGAAGCAGCCAACCAAGCTGCCGCCGATGCAGCAATTGATAGTCGTATGAATAGCGATGCAGCAGCACCAAGTGAAACACCGGCACCGGCATCTGTTAGAGATTTAGGCAATGGGTTTGAACAAATAACAACTACAGTTCTCGGTCAAGAAGTTACAGGTGTGCGTGACACTAGATCAAATCTTGTGTTTGTTAGAAATCAAGACAGTGACGGCAATGCACTTATTCGTAGTCCTGCTCAATATCTTCAACTAGGCGACAACGGCCAATTAAGAGGTACTACTCCAGGTCCTGAAACTATGAGAGCGTTAACACAAGCAGGAATCGGTCCTGAAGGCAACGACGAACCAAGCACAGGTCCGGATGACGGATCAAGAGCAGGGCAAGAACCAAACAGACCAGTTACAGCACCAGAGCCTCAAGGAGATCCATTAGGTGGCGAAGCACCAACAGGTCCCGGCGGTGATGAACCATTACCGCAAACAAGAACAGAACCGAGAACAGCAGCACCGCAACGTCAATCTGGTGAATTTAATGCAGACGGTACTGTTGCTGGACCTGGTCAAGCAGCAAGACCTGGTTCAATGACTAGAGGTGCAACACCTACCCAAGCTAATGCAAATAGAAATACTCAAGCACCAAGCAGATTACGTATTAGACAAACTATTGCTCCAGCAGTACAAAGATTACTACAATTAGCAAACGAATCGATTGTTGGTTATAGAGCTATTGTAGAAGGCAAGTCGGTGTTAGAAGCACTCGATCCGCCACAACGTCAACAACTACAACAATACTTAGATCAGATGCGAGCAGCAGCACAAAACGATCCTGAAGTAAACAACGAGTTTGGCGACCTGATGGCTCGTATGGAAAGAGCATTAGGTATAACACAACCGCAATCGGGTGCAGGCGATGAAGCAGCAGCACAAGCAGCAATAGCACAACGTCAGGCAGGAACACCAGCACCAGGTACAGGCAGTCTTGATGCAGCTCAAGCAAGTGCCCAAAGGGCTCCAGCAGCATCAGCAGCATCAGCAGCACCAGCAGCACCAGCAGCAGTATCAGCAGCACCGGCAGCAACACAAGGTAGATATAGTGTTAGAAGAGAAAACGCAGGTGGACGTCAAATGTTTGCTATTATTGATGGCGAAACACGTATGCCTGCACGTTTAAGAAGTACCAATGTATATTATAATACA